TTGCTTTGTGTCTTCACTCTCCAAAGCAATCACAAGAAGTTTTTCTTCTTTTACAAGAAAGGGTCTGTAGTTTACCGTCTCTCCAGTTGATGGCAACTCAAGTTCATAAGACGGCGTAGAAATCTTTGGTAAGGGCATAATAACCTATAGAGTTTTTCAGTGTGATTATTTATTACTGGAAAAGGATACTTGAAGCAACATCAGCAACAGATCTAACTGCTGGGGGTAAGAACTGACTTGCATTCCGAATGGCTTGTTCAGCAATACTCAAGTTGCGTTGGTTACCTGAACCACCACCAGTGTCACCAGGAGCACCAATTCTTTGTGGTCTATCAATGTAGTATCTTATGTAAGTCATGGATACTGTGCATTTTAAAAGACTAGATGCCTCATAAGAAACGGGCATAGAGTTGATACTAATTGGATATGCTTTTACAAATCCGTATGTAAGGGAGGTTGCTGGTTGTCCTCTCCTCACTGCCTCCTCTCTAGAGTTAGCAGCAGGAGAACTTTTCTCAAACTTTGTGATCTTCAAACCATCAACAGCATAGTCATCTCTATACTTTGCTCTGTAATAAGAAGAAGCGTCTCTAGTATCACCTCCATCAAATCCAACAATCCAATCTATCCATGCCTCAAAGAAACGAATGGGCATATAGTTGGCAGCATCAACATAGAATGTAAAGTCAAGTCGGTCATCAAAGATTCTTCTGTAAGCATGTCTCTCAGTTACACCAGTGTGGTCACTAGTGAGTTCTAATGTTGCGAGGTTAGATCCTGGAAGGGACACCTCACTACACATCAGATTTAACTGATCTTGCTCAAAACGAACACCAAACTTACTGAGAGAACTTTGTCCTCCCTGTGTGCCCCCTGCCTTGAAGGGACTATCCATCGCAATCTCAAAGTGAGATGTTAATGCTGGTTTTAACAGAGTCCTTTTGAGATCTGCTACATTCTTTCCAGAAGCCATTTATAAATAATTTTTGACCTTATATATTATGTATGGGAGAAAGCATCAAGAGTAAATATCAACCTTCATATCCAAGGAAATATAAGGGTGATCCAAATAATATTATCTGTCGTAGCAGTTGGGAGAGGAAGTTTTGCCGATGGTGCGATCTGAATGAAAGTATTTTGGAGTGGGGTAGTGAGGAATTTTGGATTCCATACCTATCACCTGTAGACAATAGAGTTCATCGTTACTTTCCTGACTTCATTATAAAGGTAAAGGAGAGCGCAGGTCAAGTCAAAACATATGTGGTTGAAGTTAAACCAAAGAAACAAACTCAACCACCAAAGAAACCTAAGAGACAAACAAAGTCATACATCTATGAGTGTAAGACCTACGCTGTGAACCAGGCAAAGTGGAAAGCAGCAGTTGAGTTTTGTAAGGATCATATGATACAGTTTAAAGTAATCACCGAAAATGAACTGGGGATCAAATGAACCGCTTTGAAGACAACCAAATCAACAATAGTACGAATGATCCTGAAGAGATGATGATGAAAATCATGGAACTCCTCAACAGTACGGTCACACCAATCCCTGATGTAGGTGGATTTTATACCTTTATATACAATGCTAAAACTCCCAACATCAGTTATGATCAACACCCACTGATTGCCTGTACTGAAGTTTTGCGTTGGGGTTTCAGAGGAATCAATCTTCACCTGAGAAAATCAAGGCAATATACCTGGGATGAAGTGGCAGGACAGTTGTACATTGTCCAGTATGATGAGGTTGATGACTTAATGAAAATACCATATCGCAAAATAATTGATAAATAAGTAAAAACCTTTGTCTAATGGCAGCAGGACAGTCAGAAACGAGTAACATCGCACCAGTAAAAGTAAGAACAGGAAACGCACAACAGCGTCGTTCTGGCAAAGGACCTTCTACGCAAAAATATATTGCTACAAAGGTAACTGAAGGTACGGATGCGAAAGGAAATCCAACCTTTACAAAAGAAATTGTAAGATATGATGATGCAAAAGGATCTAATCCTGTAGTTATTGGGGCACAGAAAACAGGCGAAACAAAAATAACTCCAACTGCTAACGCCAATGCGAGTGATAAAGTTGGCATGGCAGAGGGAGGTCCACTGGCAAAGACCTCTGGTCAACAGATGGAGTCAACCAGAGATAGTTTTGGTTTAGATGCTCCAGCAAAAGATAATTTTAATAAAGACAATAACAAATCTGGTCAAGCAACGACATCAGATGCTCCACAAGAATCATCACCTGCATCAGCTGGAGCCGCGGGTGGTGGTGGTGCTGGTGATGCTGCTAGTGGGAAAACCAGAATGACTTTTCCCAAAGATCTAAAATATCCGATAGATATTGGCACTACAAAACAAGATGTGATTAAGTTCGACATGCTTAAGTATGAACCAAAAAAAGGGCAAGCAGGTCAAGTTGGATTTACTCTGAGATCAGATACAGATACTAGAATTATTGGATCTTGTTTCTTACCCATCCCATCAGGTATTCAAGATGCGTCTACTGTAACTTTTAATGATGATAGCATGAACGCGATTCAAGCTGCTGCGGCAGAAGCTGCTATAACAACATTAAGTCAAGGAATGGGAGCAGGTGCTGAATCACTTGTTAGTTCAGTGAAAGCAGCTGCTGGAGATTCAGAAACCAAGAAAGCAATAGAGGCTACCTTTGCCGGGGCAGCAGTAGGAGCAGAAAATCTTCTCGCAAGAACAACTGGTAATATTCTAAACCCAAACCTTGAGTTGTTATTTAAAGCACCAACTCTACGCACCTTTAACTTTACATTCAAGATGTCTGCTCGTAATTCAGATGAGGCAGATGAAATTATTAGAATTCTTCGTTTCTTTAAACAAGGATCTAGACCTCAGAGATCACAAAGTAATCTATATCTGAAATCTCCACACACATTCAAGATTAAATACTTACATAGAGCAGCAGGCACTGACGAGCATCAATACATTGGTAAAGTCAAGGAGTGTGCCTGTACTAATGTTGCTGTGAACTACACTCCAGATGGACAGTATGCTACCTACACTGATGGTAAATTGGTCTCATACGCATTAACTTTAGGATTCAAAGAACTTGAACCCGTATTCAATGATGATTATGAAAATGATAATGACGCTTCAATAGGTTTCTAAAATGTCAAATTACTTTAGTCGTTTACCAGATTTTGAATACGTCAGCAGACTTCCTGATGCGAAGATCTCTGATTATATTCGTGTCAAAAATTTATTTAAGAAAGGAACACTACGCGAAGACATCTTCCAAGAACTTGCTTTCTTCACCAAGTATAACATCAAAGGCAATGATCGTCCTGACAATGTAGCATTTGAAGTCTATGGAAACTCTAACTTTGATTGGTTGGTTTTAGCATCAAACAATATCATCAATGTTCAAACTGAGTGGCCATTATCACAGAGAGACTTTGATCGTTTCATGCTAGAAAAATATAGCACCTATGATAATCTGTTCAATGGTGTTCATCACTATGAAACTACAGAAGTAAAGAACAGCAAGGGTGTTACAATCGTTCCTGCTGGACTGAAGTGTGAGTCAGATTATTCTGTGAGTTTCTATGATAATACACTACAGACTACTCTGAATAGCACAGCAAAGACAGTGACAAACTATCAGTATGAAGAAGACTTAGAGAATAAAAAGAGAAATATATTCCTACTCAAACCACAATATGTCAATGTTGCTATCGATGACCTGGAAGAAATGATGGTATACGAAAAGGGTTCCACTCAATACAAGAGTGAAACCCTTAAGCGTGCTGATAATATCAGACTTTATGAATGATCACTCCTCTGCCAGTTTCTGGAAGTAAGAGAGAGCATCATCTTCGTCCTGACTAGCAGACTCTACAGAAGGTTTAGTAGCTGCTGCCACGGTCTCTTCTGCACGACGACTGCTGAAGTCAGGAGCATATGATCCACGATCATTGTCCTCATTATCGGTCTCCTCATCAAGAGGACGATTAGATGACTTGCGTCCAAGAACCATCTGCAGGCGATTCTGCAGTTGATCATAGGACTTGAACTGGTCAGCAGCAACAAGTTCAGCAAGAGAATACTGCTTCTTCCACAGTGCTTCCATAGCATCATCATCATCCAGCAGAGGTGCTGATGCAGCAAACTCAGAGGAGTCATAGTTCCAGTAACCAGCAACCTTCTTCAGTTTCAGTTTGAAGTTGGCACCTACCCAGAAGTCAAAAGGATTGATGGCAGTCTCATCCTCATACTCAGGTTGCATTGCTTCCATGATCTTATCAAAGATCTTCTTACCAAACTTGTACAGGAAGACTTTACCTTCATTCTGAGGGTTTGCTTTGTCCTGCACAACATAAATGTTGGCAAAGTAAGAGAGTTTACGCTTCTGCTTACGAACAGTATCTTTATCTGCTTCGTTACCGCTGTTCCATAGTTCGCGGTTGTACTCAGACACAGGGTCTTTACCACCACTTGTAGTCAAAGAATTTTCAATGTACCATCCACCAGGACCTTGGAAGGCATGGGAATACATCTTTGCCCATGGGAGA